CTCAAGTAGCTAAAAGATTAGGAGTTAGCACGGAAACAGTTTATAACTACTGTAAAAGAGGTCTTTTAGGAGGGCAATATATAAAAAATAATGTAAAAGGAACTTGGAAAATTGATTTAGAAAGCCTTGAACTATTAGAAAAAGAAAGCACCTTTAAAAGCTCCCACCAAATAAAAAAAAGTTTAAATTATAGCTTATTTTAATAAAGAATAGGGAGAAGTATGGCTAAAAAGGAAAAAATTAAAGAAGGAAAAAATACAGAAGAAAAAATAGAGGAAATTCATTGTGGATATATTGCACCAATCTCTGAAATAGCTGGTCTCAATTCAGGATATTGGTTAAAATTAAAAAATATAATTCAAGAAGTGATAGATGAATTGAATATAGAACTGGAAAAAAATAAGAAAAAATTAATTTTTAGAATGGTCAGTGACAATGATAAATCTGATATAATTCAAGAAAGTATTGTAAAATCATTATATTATGATAAAGTAGTAATATGTAATATAAGTTATAGGAATCCAAATGTGTTATTTGAATTAGGTATGAGGATAGCTTTTAATAAATCCGTTATTATGATATTTGATAATATGGAAAAATGCCCATTTGATGTTTCAGGAATAAGATATATAACTTATGATAAAAATTTAGATTATTATGATATTAAAAACTTCAAAGAAAGTTTAAAAGGAAAAATTAAAGAAACTTTAAATAGCAAAGAAGAGGGAAACCCATATTTAAGAGTTTTAAAAGATGAAGTTCTTTTCAAAGTAACACCTCAGAAAAAAGAAGTGAGTGAAGGAGAAAAATTATTATTAGATAAAATTAGTAAAATAGAAGAGAAACTTTTTATTAATAATCAAACTGAAAAGATAAGAAATAATCTAATTATAGATTTTGATGGAGAATTTGCTGGAAATTATGCAGTAAACTTGACAGAATTAAAAAAATATATAAAATCAAATCCACAATTAGTAGAAATGCTTAAAAAGTCCTCAGAGAAAGAATATATAGAAAAGACTTTAAATATTATTAATATAAAATTTCCTGGTAGATCAGAAACATTATTAAGAACAGCGATAGCTGATATTTATAAAAAGTTAAAAGAAGAGTTAGATAATTAATACCCATAAAAAAGAAGAATTTTTATTTCTTCTTTTTTTATTTTTCCAATTTTTCCAAACATTTATAAAAGAAAAAAGTTATAACAATATAGAAACAAAAAAGAATGGAGGTGTCTTATGGATTTTGAGTTGATAAAAGCTAAAAAGCTATATGCACAAGGGAAAACAGCAAAAGAAATAGCTAGTGCTCTAAAAAAATCATTAGGCACTATCTATCGTTGGATTAAAGATAATAAGGACGAATTTGAAGAGGCTAGGAAATTAGCAGGAATGACTTTAGATGATGTGGTTGATTTACTAGATGAAACACATAAAAAAATACTAATAGAAATCTCTAAAAATCCTCAAGAATTCAAAGATCCAAAGACTGCTGATGCTTTGGTTAAAGTTGCAAGTGTTGTAGAAAAAGTAACAGCAAGAAATGAAAAGAAAAAAGAACAAGCTAAGAAGGAAATTGAAGAAGAAAGAGGGGTGTTGATAGTTGATAATCTCTAAGAAAAAAAGGGAAATTAAACAAGTATCAGAAGTATTAACACCAAAATTTCATGAAGTTTATAAAGCTTGGAAAAGTAATAAGTACACAAAAATAGTTTGTAAAGGCGGAAGAGGATCCGCTAAATCAAGTAATATAGCTTTAATGTTGACACTTGATTTAATTAGAAATCCTCTAAATATAGTTTGTATTAGAAAAGTTGGTGAAACTTTAAAGAAGTCTGTTTATGAGCAAATTAAATGGGCAATTAAGCAATTAGGAGTTGAAGACTATTTTGAATATAAGTTAAGTCCTTTAGAAATCAGATACACAGAGAGAGGAAATAAATTTATATTTATGGGAGTTGATGATCCACAAAAAAGTAAATCAATAGTTGACTCAAGTTTTCCAATTACAGAATATTGGTTTGAAGAATTAGCAGAATTTAAAAATGAAGATGAAGTAGAAATGGTACTTGATTCAATATATAGAGGAAAGTTAAAAGATAATTTAAGGTATAAAGGTTTTTTCTCTTATAACCCACCAAAAATGAAGCATAATTGGGTAAATAAAAAATATGAATATACGTTTAAAGAAGATGATGAAATATTTGTACATCACTCAACTTATCTTGATAATCCATTTATTTCAGATGATTTTGTAAAAAGAGCTGAAACAGTAAAGTTAAATAACCCTATGAAATACAAACATACATACTTAGGAGAACCTATTGGAAATGGAATAGTTCCTTTTGATAATTTAGAAATTAGAACTATTAGCAATGAAGAAATAAAAGGACTTGATAGATTTAGAAATGGAGTTGACTGGGGGTATGGAGTTGATCCAATGGCATTTGTTCGTTGGGGATATGATAAGAAAAAGAGGATAATCTATGCTATTGATGAGTTTTTTGGAGTAGGAATTAAAAATAGAGAGTTAGCTGCTTTTATCATATCAAAGAATTATGATGAATTAGTTATATGTGATAGTGCTGAACCAAAAAGTATAGATGAACTTAGAGAATATGATATCAGTGCTACAGGAGCTAAAAAAGGAGCTGGGAGTGTTGAGTATGGAGAAAAATGGCTTGCTGATTTAGAGGCAATAGTAATTGATCCAAAAAGAACACCCAATATTTCTCGGGAGTTTGAAATGATAGATTATGCAACTGATAGAGATGGAAATGCTTTACCTCGTTTGGAAGATAAAAATAATCATAGTATAGATGCAACAAGATACGCATTTTCTAATGATATGAAAAAAGGGAAGTGGGTATATGAGTATTAGAGAAATTTTTAAAAATTGGTTTTTCAAAGATTGTTCTGTAATGACTGGAGATGGGAAGAATTTTGAATCATCTGAATATATGTCAACAATATGGGAACAGCCAGGCTTTATGCTACCAATTAAAAAAAAGATTAAGGCTTGTCAAAATATAGAAATGGGCATTTATACAGGAAAAGAAGACGGCAAGAAAAAAGTTGATAATCATATTTTAAATAAAATTTTTAGAATGATTAATCCAAATACATCATTCCAGGACTTTATAGATTATTTAATAGTTTGGTTAGAAGGTTCAAATAATGGAGTTTTATTAGAGCTTATAAAAGGATTGCCCTCACTTGCTCCTGATTTATATATACACTCACCAAGTAATTTTACAGTGTATTTTGAAGGTAGAAGGATAAGAGAAATAAGAATACATAATCCAGCTAAGATAATAACTGGAGACGAATTAAAGAATTATATGTGGCTTAGTTCTCCAAACTATAACAACATAATTGATGGAGTTAGTGGAAATGGAATAGGACAAGGAAGAAGCAAACAGAATGCATTAGCAATATTTGGAGCTTATTTATTCAAGGCTTGGAAATGGAACTGGAGCTTGGCAAATAATTTAGGAAAGCCAGGAGGAATACTTCAGACAGAAGGTGCAGTAGATAAGGAAGATAGAGAAGAAATAAGAAGTAAATATTCAGCTCACTATGCTGGAGCTGAGAATGCAGGTAGTCCTTTAGTACTTGGTTCAGGGCTTAAATATCAGGATACTTCAAAAGCTCCTATTGATGCGGACTGGAGTGTGGCAGAACAAAAAGCACATGAAAGAGCAGCTATAGCTGCTGATGTCCCAGTTGAATTAGTTGGTGGTGGTGATTCGACTTATCAAAACAGAAAACAAGCTAAAAAAGAGTTGTATAGAGAAGCTGTAATTCCATTCTTTAATAATTTAAAAAATTGGCTTAATTACTTATTAAGTGATTATTTAAAAAATGGCGAGTATGTAGACTATGACTTATCTGGAGCAGATGAATTAAAAGATGATATAGCGGATATTATTCAAAAGTTGGAACCTCTTAAAAATAGAGTAACTATAAATGAATATAGAAAGATTATATCAGAACTTACAGATTTAAGTTTAGAACAATTAAAAGGAGGAGATGTCTTACTTATAAATGGTGGAGATATGACACTCGAAGAAATTACAGAACCAACGACAACAGAAGGTGAAAAGGCTGAGGATGTATGAAAAAGGAAGTTCAAAAAATAAAGGCAATTAAGGCACTAGAAAGAAGACTCAGTGCAAGGAATAAGAAAATTATAGAAAAAATATTCGTTGAACTAAGAGATAAAGTAATTGCAGATAATTCAAAATCTTATGATGTAAAAATGATAATAAATATTGATTATGAATGGCTTTTGAAAAAGTTTAAAAATGGGCTTGAAGTAATTTATCTATATACATTCGAGGAGACTTTTAAGGGCTTTCAAAACATCTACAAAAAAGTAATAAAACCTAAAACCATAAAAGGTATTAGAGATTACTTTTTAAAAAATTGGAATATTAAAAATGCTGGAAAACAAGCAACTAAAATGACAGTAACAACAAAAAATATTTTAAATAAGATAATTACAACAGGACAAGAAGAAGGCTTGTCACATAATGACATGGTAAAAGAACTGGTAAAAAATATTAATGGAATGACAGAACAAAGAGCTAGCACAATAGCAAGAACTGAAAC